ATGTTCAACGGCCTTGTAACTTTTACTGTCGGATCAGACCAGACGGCGGATTACACAGCTGTATTAGCTTATTCTTACCAGGCGTTAGTGCCTATGAATAAAGCCACTGCTATAGCGTTTAAGATTCCTACTAACGCTTCGGTAGCATTTCCTACTGGCAGCGCTATAACGATTCTTAATAAAGGCGCTGGCACTGTCACTATCTCAGCTACTACCAGCGGTACTACTACCGTCCTATCGGCTGGCGCAGTAGCGGCAAGTCCTACTTTGGCTCAATACAAGACAGCCGTCTGCATCAAGACTGCAACAGACACTTGGTATGTAGTCGGAGCAATCGGCTAATGATTGGTTGCATCACAACTGGATTATTTGGAGCACCTTTTGTACCATCGGTAGTAACAGGTGGAACTCTTTATACATCAGGCGGCTATAATTATCGCGTCTTTACCGCAAATGGCACATTGACGGTAACAGGTGGAGCGCTAACAGCTGACATACTTGTTGTCGCTGGTGGCGGTGGCGGTGGCGGAAACACGGGCGCAGGTGCAGGTGCAGGCGGTCTTTTAGGATTTTCCAGTCAATCATTAGCAGCTAATAGTTACACAGTCACAGTTGGCGGCGGTGGCACTGGTTCTGCCAATAACATTAGCAACGGCACTCGTGGGACTAATGGATCGGATAGTCAATTTGGATCATTAACACTGGTCAAAGGTGGCGGTGGCGGTGGTGGTTTTTCTAGCACAAGTAGCAACGGCTATGGAGCTGATGGAGCATCAGGTGGCGGTGGCGCGACTGCTGAAGGTCCAACAAATGCTGGCGGCGCAGCAACGCCTTCAGGTCAAGGCTACGCAGGAGGAACAGGTTTTAATGGAACTGGCGGCAATTATGCGTCAGGTGGCGGTGGCGGCGCAGGCGGAGTCGGTGCTAACGCAGCATCTAAAGCCGCAGGTGTTGGTGGTGTAGGCTCTTCTGCTTACTCTTCTTGGGGTTTAGCAACCACAACAGGCGAAAATGTATCTGGAACAGTTTATTACGCAGGTGGAGCAAGTGGTTCTAACTACAATACAATTCAACGTGCTGGTGGTTATGGTGGCGGTGGCAAGGGCGCATACGGAACTTCCGCCGAATCAATAGGTACAGCTGGCACAGCAAATACAGGTGGCGCTGGTGGCGGTGGGCAAGGAACTGGTTCCGCTAATGCACCTTCTGGCGGCTCTGGAATTGTAATTGTGAGGTATGCAGTATGAGTCATTACGCAGAGATAGATAAAGATAATAAAGTTATTCGAGTGCTAGTCGGGGACAATAATGACCCAGCTGGAGATGAAGGTTACTCTTGGCTTGTTGAGAATCTTGGCGGCACATGGATTAAGACCTCATATAATTCCAATATTCGTTACAACTATGCAGGCGTTGGTTATACATACGACCCTATAGATGATGCGTTTATAGCTCCTATTCCTTGCCAACATAAATCACTCATTCTCACTAGCAATAAACAATGGGATTGCTCCGAGTGCGATGCTTTAGCTGCGAAATTAAATCCATGAAATCACAGAACGGCTGGCCTGCCTCAGCTAATCGAGCGGAGATAGACATTAAGTCCTATGCCGTCGACGGCTGTCAAACGGTCATAGCGTGCGCCGCTGCCGTGGCTCCCCTGTTAACTCACTTCATGGCTGAATTTCATAAGCTGATTGAGCCTATAGATCAAGGCCAGTTAGATGATTGGGGCTATCACTTTGCATTAATTCCTAATACTCAGGATTACAGCAATCATTCAAGCGGCACAGCCATCGATGTCAACGCGGTAAAACATCCGTGGGGCAAGGTAGGCACATTCGAAGCTGGCAAAGTTCCCATGATCCAAGCGCTCGCTAAAAAATACGGCTTGCGCTGGGGCGGGGATTATCACGGCAAGAAAGATGAGATGCACTATGAGGTCATTCTTACGCCCGAACAGGCTAAGAATCTAATAACTAAACTAGGGCTAGAAGCGAGTCACGTATGAATAAAGCATTGATAGCAAGCTGGGGGCGTTCATTCCTTGCAGCTGTATTAACTCTAGTCATGGCAGGTCAGGCAGATCCTAAGACTCTAGCTATGGGCGGCGCAGCTGCCGTAATACCTGTAATCCTTCGTTGGTTAAACCCTAACGATAAAGAGTTCGGCATTGTGGGGAAGTAATGTCACAACAGATGCTAGTAACAGGGGTAGCCATCGCTACCCTTGCTACTGCATTTGCTGGCGGCGTGCGTTTTCTAGTAAAGCATTACTTAAGTGAACTTAAGCAAGATGGAAACGGAGGCCATAATCTCAGGGGCCGCGTGGATCGCATTGAAGTTCGAGTCGACGAGATTTATCGACTGCTATTGGAGCGGAACGGCTGACGGCTTACCTCTTGTAAATCTTTGAACCGCCTCAATTTGATTACCCAGGCGTATTTCACTTAACCCACGCATATCGAGGATAGGCGCATCGACGCTGGCGTTGAGCCAATGTTTATTTTCGTTCCATAGGTTGCGAGCCGTAGTCGCCTCGTCTACAAAGAGCTGCATATCGCGGCCTCTTAGCTTAAGCGTAAATTCGACTCGTTGCCTATGGGCGTTTTCGTACACGTAATCGGTGGAAACTATAAGCAGGTCTCCAGGATTGACTACACGATCATCAAAACCATAGCCATATAGCTCTAGTTTGCCCTGCATCGTCGCGGTGCTGGTCACGCTGGTAAAGCCGTGAGGTTGTAATTTGGGGGAAGTCATGCATAATCCTTTCAAGCGACCCGCGTGTCGTCTATTGAAAGTGTCAGCCTCTCCCCTTACACTTTTGCGAAATCACGTCAGGCGAGGCTTTAAGCAAGGGAATTTGATAACTTTTAGTTATCCGATTCGTTACATTATGTAAAGTAAAACTGAGCGTAAATCGCTCCAGTCAGCTTTACATAACTTGCTTCAGCCCTTAGCCCGACTCTAACACGTTAGGGGCTGCAAGATGAGTTGGAAAATGGATATACAGGTTGCGGTGTATATGGCGATACTCGCCTTTATCACCGCTGCATGGGGCTATCAAAAAGGTTACAAAGAAGGCCGTGCTTTTCAGCGCAAGATAACCCATAAGTATCGTGAGGTATCAAATGCCTCTTAGTAAATCAGCGCCAGGAACTTTCTGCGATCACTGCAAAATGGAATTCGGCAGCTATAGCAGCGAATATCAAACCTGGTCATTTCGCGCCAGGCGCAAGGGTGAAGGCCCAGTTGATCCGACAGCATACTTGACAGTTACGAGTGAAATGTCCAAGTCCAATGGCGCAGTGCGTCACTATTGCCGCTATCACTTACAGGAAGCAAGCCGCTGGCGTAACGCCGATGGTCTATCTACCTGGACTATTGCGAACCAACTTGCCTATGCAAAGCAGATGGAAATGGCGGCAGCCAATGTTTGATCTCGAGTCCTATGAAGATGTTAACAGCCGCATTAAACGCTTTAGAGAAACCCACGTCTCAGGACGTATCGAGACTCAGATAATCGACATCGATATTACAAAGGGTTACATACTTATCCAGGCCAGTGTTTATAGAGAGCATGAACATACCTGCCCTAGCGCCATCGATTACGCCTTTGAAATTCGTAGTGATCGTGGAGTGAACAGAGATTTCTGGGTTGAGAACGCCGTCACCTCAGCCGTAGGCCGTGCTATCGGGCTGCTTATGCCGTCTGAAAAGCGTCCCACAAAACAGGACATGGAAAAGGTTGAGCGGTTGAGCCACGTGCCCGCTCAGCCTGATCCGTGGGCTACCTTTACAGTCGAAACTGGCGCTGTTGAATCAGTTGGACAGGTGTTACAGCTTGTATCCGAACAACTGGGCGGCGAGATCGTCGAGACCGCTCCCCTATGTGCGCATGGTCGCATGATTCATAAGAAAGGCGTATCGGCAAAAACTGGTAAGGATTACGAAGGCCATGTCTGCCCATCGAAGGTTAAGAGTGACCAGTGCGCTCCAGTGTGGCTCTAAATGGGTGAACTACAACTAATCAGAGATGGCGTAGCTACGACCATCCACGATGACGGGTCGGTGTCAGCTGCACCTGTTAAAAGGTGCGATGAGTGCCTGGAGTATCAACCGACTTTAGGCGGCACGTCCACCTATAACGCGGGTGAGGAAATCCTATGGATCTGCGCATTGTGCAGAATACCCAAATAATTCTTGATTACGCGCAAGAATGTCAGGCAGCGGAAGTAGCTTTAGCTCGAGTATTGGAGATTAAAGCTACTCCCCTGCATGCACAGCGATTTAATCAGGCAGTTAACTTTCACGAAATGATTGCT